CCACATCCTCACAGAGGCAATGGAATCCCGATATTTTACGGGTATTATCTACAGTGGGAGTTTCCCCGCTAGGTATAGCGTCAGGGATTGAAGCATTGGCAGACAGGATAAGGTCAGGCACTGATCCAGTCGCGGGCTGGCAGGCAAACACGTAGAAATCTTTTCCCGCCCGGTTCGCCGCCACGGTCCAATCCGTACCGGACACATCGTCCCAATTCCCGGCCACGCTCAGATCCAGCGTCTGCTGAACAGATAGTTGGTACATGCTGCCGCCGATATCCAACAGCATGCGAGCAGGGGATGTCCATGTGGCTCTGTCCGCGCCGGCATCTCCGGCATTACTGGGTCTGCCATCACGAGAGTAGTGGGTAGGCATGACAGGCAGGAGACCGGCGTCTGGTAACTGCCCGTTGCTATTAGTAACCGGGACCGTATATGGCCTTTTTGTTCTACTCGCTGGGTATTGGATTATTGATCTGGTTACGCTCATATTATCCTCTTGCCGTGATGCTTATATTATGCCACCGGAGGCGCGTACTGCTCGTACAATCGCCGTGCTTCGCTTTCAGTCATGCTGTTATTGGTAGACATGCGCCGTACCGCTACTGCCAAATATCTAAAAGAATCCGCGCCATGACTGGCCCAATCGTGCAAGGGGCGAGTACGAAAGACCTGGTGTTTGTCGTCCCACTCCTTGCGGTAGTTCATCAGGGCATTGAGCCCGGCCTTTGCCCTGTCCTTGTCAAACCAGCAACGGGGGAATATCGACCTGGCGGCCTCAATGCCATCCTCAATCGTATGCTTGGGGACCACCTTGAACTTTATCCCCAACTCCCGGCCTCTCTGTCTCAGAGACGTGCCAGACCCCAGCTCGCGGTGCTCCACGTCGTGAGGTGCGTAGTGGTCGCCGTACAGATATCCTCTGTCTTGCAGCACCTTGGCATAATGGGCCAGACCTTCCCCGCTGTCCTCGTGGTAGTCAATGATCCTGACCTCCTGACGGACCAGCTGGAAAAACCATATTGCCGTGCTATCACCTATCCCCAGATCCCAGGCCGTATAAACCGGCAGGTCCTCAATGGGGATGTTGGTTATTCGTCCCTCACTCCTGGCCCGGTTGATCTGGTTCAGGTAGTAAGCCCCTTCCAGGCCATAATCGAAGCTGCAATAAAATTCCTGCTGGATCAGCTCTTCACTCATCCCGGCCCGGCGTTCTTCATCAATTGCTGCCATGGGGATCGCACCGGTGTCCTCGACGGTCAAAAGCTGCGTGAACCACTTTGGGTTATCCAGGGCCATTTGATACAGATCAAAGCCGTGATTGCGACCGCGGGGCGTGTAGTTAAACACCGCCCACCCATCATTTTCAGCCAGGATCGGACGTATCAAATCCCAGGCCCGGGGATTTTGCAGGCTATATTCCGAGAACACACACCCGATAGGGTTCGGCCCCACGACGTTGAGGTTATCTGTGCCCACAATCTGGATGCTGGAACCATTGGCCAGCTCTATGCGCATCTCGTCCTCGCGGGTCTTGGTCCGCAGTTCCTCGGGTATGCGATCTAAAAACCGTATCCCGTTGCGATCCATGCCATGCCAGAGAATCCGCCTGCCCCATGCCGCTGTGGGGAATAGATAGTAATGGATGCCAACTCGCTCGAAAGCCTTTTTTGTCAAAAGATTGACCAGAGTCAGGTCCTTGCCTGCCCGCCTGTGCCAGATAGCCACGGCTCGCTTGTATCCGTAGTCCATGGCTTTTAACAGCCTGTGCTGGTACGGACGGGGCGTGAATTTATGCGGCAGGGTCAGTTCCGTCATCGTAGTTCACAATGTTAATCTTCATTTCTCCGCGCTGATGGACATCCGCCTCGACGTGCTTGACATTCTTCCACCGCTCCGGCTGGCGATTGTTCAGCCAGTATCGCTGTGCCGCAGTATCTGGAGGGATGTGGCGTTTGACCTTCTTGACCTCCACCATTTCCCCCGTGTCCTCGTCGCGCTCCATGGTGGTCTCGGTGTAGGTGTACCCCATGGCCCGCTTGAGCAGCTTGTCTTCGACATTGGCTGAATCGAACTCATCCCTGCCTTTGCGGATCTGCTCGGCAAACTCTGGATGCTTTTTCTTCCAGACGTTTATCGTGGCTTTGCATACACCAAACAGTTTAGCGAGCTGCACGTCCGTCATGCCCGACTCGGAACAGGCCACATACGCCTGGTGGGCAAAATCTTTTTTGTAGGCGGTATGATTAGCCATCGCTTTTTCTCTCTAATGCCCGGATATAGTGCAGCAATTTCCTTGTGTCCTGCTTATCCAGGCATATGCCGCCCTTGTCCCGCTCGATCACGTCCAATGCAGGGCGAGGCGGCCTAGCGTCCATTCCGTTTGTCCCGGTCGAACATGCGCCTAAACTCAGGCACAGGATCGCGCTCAATAGCGTCAAACTCAGCTTGGGTGCGCTCTGCCACACGTTTGCGTCTCCATTCGCGGTACAGGTCCACAATCAGCCTGAGTACAGCCAGTAGGCTATGGACCCACCCCATACGTCACTCCACCCGATCCTGAGCCACAATCCGGCCCACGATAGCCACCAGGCCGCCCAGGGCGCTGATTGCTGCAGGTATCTTTGTCGCCAGGGCATCTTGAGTATCGGCGTCTACGTCCACGCCAAAAAACTGGCCAGCCACTCCGGCCACGACAGCCACGACTCCACCCCAAACGGTCTTGCTTGTGTACCACTTCTTGCTTCCGCCCATAATTATCCTCCGAAAACCTTTATAGATTCAGCGCCCGCTGGTGCATGTCCGCCAGCCGCCGCATCCAGCCCAGGCCGTATCTAGGAAACGTTGAAATGTTGCCGTACCGGGTAGCTCGCAGTGCTACCAGTTCGCGGATCGCTGCTTCAGGGTTCCCCATCTGGACATTGTCCATGGTGCGCGGGCCGATGATTCCGTCTACTCTGGCGCCCACGGCCTGTTGCAGCATTATGGCCGCAGCCCCTTGACCCTGGTTGACCGCCGCGTCAAACACCAACAGGTCCAACCCGCTGGGCAGTTCATCGCAGCGCATCGGCATCCAGTAGTCATTGACGTAGATGTCTCGGGCGTCCTCTTTGGTCAGTTCGGCAATGTCCATATCCGGGTAGGCGCGAGAGGATATGCCCCACTTGGTGGCTCCGCCGGGGTCATTTGGGTCATTGACGTACCCGCCCTCATGCTCCAGCACCGCATCAATGGCCAGGTCACGGTTGTATTTCATAACACCCATCATCCAAATTTTGTTGGCACTCCACACATAGTTGCACACCCGGCACAGCTTTGCCGATGACAGGCAGGGCGGATAAAATACCCATTACTGCTTCCCCTCCCCTGCCTTAACCAGTCGAATAAAAAGCGTGCGCAGCTTTTGCCGGGTGCTGTCCTCCAGGTCCTCAATCCTGACCAGAGAGCGGACTGTTTTGTCCCGCAGGTCCTTGTACTGCTTGCGGGTCATGGACCTGAGCTGATCATCGGTGGCCGCATACCACTCCAGGGCGTCGTCCAAGTCCTTCTGCGCATCTTTGAAACATCCCCGAACCACCCTGTTGGCCCTATTGTTGAGCAGGACCAGGGCAACAGCCACCACGCCACACACGGCAATGATCACGATTAACTGCCAGCTCATGTTACCCCCGAAAAAGCTTTAAGATAGGCGATAACGGCAGCAAACCCACCGATTATCCCTCCGGCAAACGCAACCGCCTTGTCCCATATCGGTCTGCGCTCCAGCCTGCACAAACGCTCATCCAAGCTATGCAGCAAGCGGTAAATCTCGTAGTCCCGCTGCTCTTTATTCAGAGCCTGCGACCACTCGGCATAGGACTGCACACCGTTTGGCAATTAAACCCTCCAAAAATAAAAAACGGTACACCCCTAAAGATGTACCGTCAGAATAACTAAAGACAAGCACCGCAGGCAACTTGCTTATTAGTGCTTATTCGTGTCCGTCCCGTAGCGTTTTGTGTCACGTTTCACTGCCCGCTCGTTTATCCACCCTTCCAGGGCCTGGGTCGTGGTCATGTATGCCCCATGCTCCAGGGTAGCGGGCAGGCCCTCACGGATCAGCCGCCGGACGACTCGCGGGCTCCTTCGCAGGTGTTCCGATATCTCTCGGATTCCCACCAGAACGGTTGGTCTATCTTGCATCAGTACACCCAATACACCATTTTGGGTTTATCCGGGTCACAGTCCAAATGGATAAACGTCTTTGCTATCCCGATACGGTCAAACCCGGCCTTGATAGCGGCTTTGATGATCTGTGCCCTGGTCCTGCTCCCCTCACAGGCAATGTCAGCCGCATATCCGCGCGTGTGGGCTGAGCTGGACACCCCGCCAACCTCGGCATTGTGTTCCGGGCAGCGGTAGCCAGACGTGACCTTAAACGGTATGCCCGATACTTCCCTGGCGTGGTCCAATCGCAGAATGAATTCAGGGTGCATTTTTCCTGCCCCCTGGCCACACCCACATTTGCAATAAAACTCTTCCGGCTTGAAATGACTTATGCGCGTCCAGTCCATATTCACCTACCCATGCTTACGGTCATATCTCCGCGCCAACGGAGGTACATCACTAGGCGCCTTGCTATCCCACTCCCAGTCCTCTTCCGGCGTCACTGGGGTATGGCGCATGAGGTATTCTGGTTCTTCGTCGGTGTAGGTGTGGTCTGGTCCCCAATATGGATGGCCAGGAGGATACTTTTCGTGCGGATCTCTTTCATCATGGTCAGCAAGGTTTGGTTGGTCTCCCTGCCTCCACCTCAGCGTTTCCTCCACCCCATCAGCCGCCGTGCGCTCGGAGTGGTTACAGAATACCAAATCATCCCGGCTTTCTTCCGCAGCCTCTTCCCGAAACTCAAGATACTTCATGGCCTTGCCGATCTCTTCCCCAATTTCGCCCTTAAATCCAGCCCGAAGCCTGTACTTCAGCTCATTGCCTAGGCAATAAGCCTTGTACGCATCCGGCCCATAGGCGTTTATCAAGATAATTTCGATCATGTCTTTGACTTCCAACGGGTAGTGCAGGGCGTAATGCCCTGGATGGTTGACGCTATCCATTGCCCACCTCCTTCACAAACTGCCCATCCACCATTTCGCCCTTCCGGTCCTTGATCTCGTTCCAGGCAGTCTCACCGCACTCAATCAAATCAACCCCATTCATTTCTGCCTGGACAATTAGTGTAACCAAGGTATCTCCAAGGGCATCAACAAGCTTATCCCTGTCGCCTTCCTCTATCGCATCTTTGATCTCTTGCGCCTCTTCCAATGTTTTTTCAGCCTGAGCTATCGTTGTGCCCTGGCTAAATATTCCATGCTTACTTGCCCATAAACAAACAAGGGTCTCTAGCATATCAAAATCCATCATCTGCCATCATCCTCCAGTAA